AGTTCATTCTCAGTTTCCCAGTATGGATCATGGAATTATCAAATTAAAATACCAGATAATTCTGTAACTGGATTAGTAAATTATAACTATGCAAGCAAGAATTGTAACTTATATGTAAATGATGCATTTATTCAAGAAACTTCATTAATACCAAATGTTTCTTATGGTTCTGAGAACATAATAAATGTAGAGGTAGAATTAAAAACTGATGATTCATTTACCAATCCTGCAGTATTTTCTGGCGTATCGATATTAACTTATGACTCATCTTATATATCATCATCTAATGGGAGATATAGAATATCTCCACTAAATAAAAAACAATCTGAAACATATGTATCAACAGATCCATTTTTAATTAGATTGAACAGAGTACCAGCCATAAATAGACCTATTAATTTAGGAATTAAATTTAAAGCGGTACTAGAAGAAGAGGGTGATTATCTAGGAAATTTAAGTGCCACATCATGGACTTCTGAACAAATTCAAATAACATCTGGGGCAGAATTGATAATAAATTCCAACTCAGGTGAAATAGCAATATTAGAATTTCTAATTAAACTAGATAGAATACCGTCAGTAGGAGAGTCCTTTTTTATATTTGATATAGAGGGACAATCTATAGATCTAAAATATTCAGGCTCTGGGATTGAACTATCATCTGGGTATACCCTATACATAGATGGACAACAGGCTACTGCGGGGCAGGACTTAGAAGAATTTGAGTTCTATCATTTTCTAATTAAATTTGATCCAAAGATAACTTCAAGGATCAGGCTTGGTGTTAATAACGAAAGAACAATAGGTCTAGATGGCTCCATGGGCTTCTTTGCGGTACACTCTAGCATCCCTACAGAATTTAGTTCTTATGTTTCATCTAGATATAATTCAATCATTGGAAGGCCAGTATTGTCAAAAACTGATCCAGATTCCTTACAAATAACTGATATGCCACAAGCATCTCAAGTATCTGAATATAGTGAGGATGGTAAGTACTTTGCCATGAAAGAACTTCCAAAGATAAAAATTGTCCAAAATAAGTGGCAAACCATTAAATAATGCCCTGATCATGGTCAACTTTTTCTTGTTAAGCATAATAAATGGTACTATGTGTATATGAAAAATAAACCAAAGCAGAAGGTTACATTAGTTGAAGAAAGTGACTATGGACTCTATCTCTGGGAAACAGACGATGGAAAACTTATCTGTGATGAGGACTCTAATTATCTAAATATCCCAGGAAAAAAGGGAGATATCAACAAGATTAGACTTCTGGAACTTGCTGCGAAAGATTGCGGTATAGTTGGCGGAAGGGCTGTATTTTTTTCTGGTAATAGAAGAGTTACAGATGAAGAATATGATCATCAAAAACAGAGACTTGAATGGGGACTTACCCCAGATGAAATGGATTATGGATCTGCTAGAGATGAATTAATAAATCAACAAAAGGGAATGAAGTTTTAATGGGCGCAGAGTTTGTAGAAGACGTAGAATCTAAAGAAGTTAATATTACATCTTCAAATGATTTTTTTAGATTTTCAAATCAAGAAGATCATTATGATCCGTTTAAGCAACCAGCACAAGAATTAAATAAATACAACGGTCTTTCTACAAACTTTAAAAGAAAAACTAATAGAACTATACAGAAGGTCCATCAGGGCGTTACTGGAGTTCAATCTAAGAAGATTGAAGATCCAGACGTTACTGGATATGTTATGTTTGAGGCTGTTGAGCCTCCGTATAACATGGACTATCTTGCCAGAGTTTATGAAATTTCTTCTCCCCACCATGCCGCTGTCGATGCTAAGGTTTCAAATATCGTGGGTCTTGGATACGACCTTATTGAAACTGATGAAACTAAAGAAAAAATAGAAGAAATAGATGATAATGATTTAGATAGACTTAATTTTCTTAGAAGAAAAATCTCTCGCGCAAAGACTAAGTTAAAGAAAGATATCGATAATCTTAATGAAGATGAATCTTTTACAGAAACTATGAAAAAGATTCTTACAGATTACGATGCTACTGGAAACGGCTACATGGAGGTCGGTCGTAAGATAGATGGAACCATTGGATATATAGGTCATATTCCTTCTTCTAACATGAGAGTAAGAAGAAATAGAGATGGATTTATCCAGATTGTAAATAATAAAATTGTTTTCTTTAGAAATTATGGAGATAATTCAACATCAGACCCACTAGGAGATGATCCTAGGCCAAATGAAGTTGTTCACTTTAAGAAATATACTCCAACAAACAATTATTATGGTGTTCCAGACATTATCCCAGCACTTCCAGCACTAGCAGGAGATGAGTTTGCCTCCAAGTTTAATCTAGACTATTTTGAGAATAAAGCAGTTCCTAGATATATCATTGTGGTCAAGGGCGCAAAACTCAGCGACGACTCACAAAGAAAACTACTTGAGTTTTTCCAAACTGGATTAAAGGGCAAGAATCATAGATCTTTGTACATTCCTCTTCCAGCAGATGATGGAAATACAAAGGTTGAATTTAAGATGGAGCCAGTTGAGGCTGGTGTACAGGACTCATCATTTAGAAACTACCGCCTTGAGAACCGTGATGAAATTCTAATGGCACACAGAGTTCCAGTTACTAAGGTCAGTATGGGTACTGGAGTCTCACTTGCAGCAGCACGCGATGCTGATAAGAACTTTAGAGAACAGGTTACCAAGCCAACGCAGGACTATTTTGAAAAGAAAATAAATAGGATTGTGCGAGAGTTTACTGATGTTTTCCATCTTAAGTTTAATGAACTTAGCCTTACAGATGAAGATACTCAATCAAAGATCGATGAAAGATATCTCAGAATGCAAGTTATTGTTCCTAATGAAATTAGGGCAAAGAAGGGTCTACCAGCACTTGATGGCGGGGATGCACCAGTAGTTCTTAATGCCCGTGCAGCAGCAGAACAAACTGCTCAGGCTACTGGAAATAGAAGAAGAGATCAAGAAAGACAGAATCAAACAGATATTGACGGGGAAGCAAGAAATCCACAGGGCGAAGGAAGAACTGTGCAATAATTGTGGAAACAATTTTGTATTAACCTTACTACTTGATAAAATTTACTTGAGATGGAAATTATTAAATCTTATTGGCATAGTGACGGCGACAGAATTAGTCTGTCTGTACCGTTCTTTAAAGTAGATGAAGAGCGCAGAATTGTCTCTGGATTTGCTACATTAGACAATATCGATAGGCAAAATGACGTTGTTGAAGCAAATGCATCAATAAAGGCATTTGAGACTTTTCGTGGTAATTTAAGAGAAATGCATCAGCCAATCGCTGTTGGCAAGGTTACTAATTTCCGCGAGGAGCAGTTCTTTGACAAAGAGACTGGACAAACATATCGTGGAGTATTTGTAGACACTTATGTTTCTAAGGGTGCCCAAGATACCTGGGAAAAGGTTCTTGATGGTACTCTTTCTGGTTTTTCAATCGGAGGGAACATTACTAAGGTAGATAATGTACAAAAAGGCGATAGTATGGTTCGTCTTATCAAAGAATATGAACTTATAGAACTCTCACTTGTAGATAGTCCAGCAAATCAACTTGCTAATGTATTCGCTATCCAAAAGTCGGATGGCGGGAATACAATTAGTGGAATTGCTGTAGACATAAAAATGGATAACATTTTCTGGTGCGAGACTGATCAAATTGCTGTAGCAAAAGATAATGATTCCTCACAATGTATAGTTTGTGAGTCAGAAATGACTAACATTGGGTGGGTAGAGTCAAACGACGTTGCTAAGAATGAAGAAATCGGAAAGGCCGTTGATCGTTATATCCAAAAGGCTGCACCTGGATCATTAAAAGTCGGAGATTTCGTTTCCTGGAATTCCAGCGGTGGAACTGCAAGAGGAAAGATAGAAAGAATTACATCATCTGGATCTATTGATGTTCCTGACTCTGATTTTACAATTAACGCAGAGGAAGATGACCCTGCAGTTTTAATTAGAGTATACAGAAAGGCTTCAGGTGGCTGGGAGTCTACAGATACTCGCGTAGGTCATAAAATGAGTACTCTAAGAAAAATCGAAGACTTGCCTGAGGCATCTGAAAAATCATTAACCCAGGCAAATAATGAAACCAGTATTGAAGGAGGTGCAGTAGAATTGGAAGAAATTGAAAAGAATGACACAGTAGAAGAAGTTATTGAAAATACTGTAGAGAAGTCAGAGGAAGTTTCAGAAGATATTTCAGAAGAAATTATTGAAAAGTCTGATGAAGTTGAAGAAGAAGTTTCCGATGAAGATGAAAAAGAAGACTTAGAAAAGGCTGCTGCCATCTCTGAGGTTGAGGTTGAGGAACCTGACTTTGTTAAGATGTTAGATGACCTAAAGACCTACTTTGGCGACAATATATCTAAAAGCGCTGAAGACACAAAGGCCACAGTAGATGAAATTAGCAAGAGCATAGATGCTCGCATTACAGAATTAGCAGAAAAGCACGATAATTTGACAAAATCAGTTGAATCTATCAAAAGTGCAATCGATGGTATCGAAAAAAGAGTCGATCTGGTCGAAAATGAAACTGCTGTTAAAAAGTCCGGCGATCTTGATGGGTCAAAGGAAGAAACAACAATAAGAAAAGGTATCTGGAGCGGATCATTCCTCGGTATCCGTGATCTATGATCATAAATCTGAAAGGTAGGTGAAAAGCAAGATGAGTAACGAACTTTTACAAAAAGTTATTGAAACAACTAATATCGGTTCAGACGGTGGTGGTCTTTTAAAGCCAGAGCAATCAAACCGTTTTATCGACTACATGTTTGACGCAACAATCCTGACACGCGCTGCTCGCACAATTCGTATGCGTTCAGACACAACAGAGATTGACAAGATTGGTGTCGGTGAGCGCCTTATGGTTCTCGCAACAGAAGGAGAAACCACAGGACAAACTGACCGTGGTGCAACATTCACAAAGGTCTCTTTGACAACAAAGAAACTACGTTTGGACTGGGAACTTTCAAGCGAGTCCCTTGAGGACAACATTGAAGGTGCAGATCTTGAAGATCACATTGCACGCCTCATGGCAACACAGGCTGGTAATGATGTTGAAGATCTAGCATTGAATGGCGATACAGCATTGTCAAGCAACGCTCTTCTAAAGGCTTTCAACGGTTTCCGTAAGTTAGCACTTAATGGAGGATACGTTGTTGACGCTGGTGGCGCTTCCATCAGCAAGGCAATCTTCAATAGCGCACTTAAGTCAATGCCTCGTAAGTACAAGCAACGCCGCAACCAGTTGCGCTTCTTCACCGGAAGCAACTTGGTTCAGGATTACTTGTACAACTTGACAACCATTGGAAATGGAGCCACACCAGAAGATATTGCTTCTAGCATTCTTCGTGGAAACCCAGCCGCTCCTGATGGTGCGCCAGGTGGAGTAATTCCATTCGCATTCGGAATCCCTGTAGTTGAGGTTCCTCTAATTGATGAAACTCGCGCAGGCGATTACAGCGGTGCAACTGGAAGCCACGGTGAAGTTCACTTAACATTCCCACAAAACTTCATTATGGGAATTAAGCGTGATGTCACAGTTTACCGTGAGTTCAAGCCAAAGAAGGACACAATTGAGTACACCCTCTTCATTCGCGTTGGTGTAGCAGTTGAGAACCTTGATTCATTCGTAATCGTTAAGAACGTCAAGGTCGCATCCTGATCATAATTTAATAGGCGGTAAGGGGAGGATTAAATCCTCCCCTTTCGTCATTTCTGATATAATTGTTTAGAAGAGATAGGAGAAAAATGTCTTTTGAATCAATGAAATTAGCAGAATTGAAGGAAGCAGCAGAGTACTTTGGAGTGGACCTTGAAGGTGCCAAAGGAAAGCCTGCTATTTTAAAGTCTTTAGAAGAAGATGGAATTACATATGAAATGTATGATAAGTTCCTTAATGCTGAAAAAGCAGAACCAGAGGTTGCTCCACGAAAAGAAAAGAAAGTAGTAAATGGCCCAACCGTATTAGTCAGGATGGAAAGAGAAAATCCTATGTATACAGTAGACGGTCATGTATTTACTAGAGAGCATCCATATGTTGCTATGTCTGAACAAGATGCTGAATTCATATTCTCAACACAAGAAGGCTTCAGAATGGCTACGCCAAATGAAGTTCGTGATTATTACAACTAGGAGGCTATATAATTGATAGAGGTATATACTGGCTCAGTAGGCACCATACAATTAATTACTTATAAGGATGGTGTGCCTGTAGCGCCAGATTCTACTCCTTCAGTAGTAATCACAAGTGCAGAAACTAATGTACTTGTAGCAAGCGGTAACGCTACTATTCTTAACCCAAATTATGAGGGTGAGTACTACTATAATTTACCAACTTCTGCTACTTCAACAGACACGGTTTTAAAAGTGTTGTGGACATATTCTATAAGTGGCAGATCTATTCATGAAACAGAGTATGTATATGTTGTAACTCCATACGCAACAGTAGATGAAATAGTTGCAGAATTAGGATATTCATCTAGACCAGAAGATCCAAATTATTTTTCTTATGAAAAGATTCGTACCGCAGAAAGAGCGGCAAGAATGATGATCAGCAATGAACTTGGATTCACAATGGGCAAAAGAACTGCAAGCACAACAGCATACGGTTCTGGGGCAGATGTTTTGGTTCTTTCAGAAAAGATTATATCTATCAGCGAACTATATGAAAACGATGAGTTGATGGTAGATATTTCAGAGAATTACAATATATTTGGATTTAGTGTTCAAATAACTGAGACTGGATATGGAATTAGAATTGTCCCTCCAAATCCAGGTGACGACATAGACGAAAGAGAATCAATTGATTTTATCGGATATGAAAAAGGAAGATTCCGTGATGGATACAGATATAAGATAAACGGAGTTTTAGGATGGAATTATATACCAGCAGAAATAAAACAATGTGTATTTTTATTAGTCAACGACCTACTATGCAATGACAGTATTTGGAGATCTAGATATGTCAAGAAAATAAATAGTGGTCAAATGTCTGTTGAATTATCAAGTTTAACTTTCAATGGTACAGGAAATGCAATTGTAGATGCAATCCTACAAAAGTTTAAAATGATTCAGGCTGTGATTATTTAATGTATGGATGCCTACAAAGTTCTCTATATAATATGACTGCTGAATTATATCATCAGATAACAGATCAGGATGAAAATAATAATTCAATAAAAAGAAGATGGGTAGTTTTAAAAACTATTCCATGCTCTATAGTTCCTATTAGAGAAAGTGGAGGCTCTGCAACCTCAGATAACAAGTCTTTTGCGAAAGAATACAAAGAAGAGTTAGAAACAAAAATGTATTCTAGTGAAAAACTAAGCAAAAGATGGAGAGTTTCATCAATAAAAAATTCTAAAAAAGAAGAAGTCTATAAAGAAATAGATAGAGTTTCAGAGCCAAGCACGATCTTTGAGGTATTTGCGTCACATCCTATTTTTGACATGTTTGGCAATGTTCAATATTATGAGAACCATCTTAAAAGAGTGACGGTTCAAGATAATGATTAACATCACAGTTGACCCTATTTCTGCTAATAGAATGTATTTGGAAATACATAATAAAATAGATGGAATAAAAGAACTAAAGTCTTCACAAACAAAAAAACAATTGATGGATGTAGCATTTTCAATGGCTGCCCTAAAGTTTGTAAAAAGAACAAATCTTTTGGCTAGAGCGAATAAGTCATCTTTCCACCATGTTTATGAATGGGAAGGAGTAGGCGCTGAATCCTCAAGGTTGTTTAGAATAATTAAAAAAGGAGAAGCAGGAGGCTCTGCTTCGATTTATTACAAATTTAATAACTCAAAAAAGAATGCTCCTATAGCCCCAGCATTAAAAACTCCTGGAAGTACTGGAAGAGTTGTTTCAAAAAGCGGGGTATTTAAAAGGAAAGCAGAGGTAATGGAAAGTGGTTCTGGAGTGTCATTTGTAACCTCAAGAACTATAGCGATAGCACCAGGAGGTTCTTTGGTATTTATCCCTCCTGGAAAAACTATAAATATCAAAAATCCAGGAGGCGTCGCTACCAGCGGATCTTTTGAAAAACACTTTAAGCAATGGTGGTCAATCAACTTTCCTAATATTTTAGATGAGCGTGGAGTAATTAATAAGATAGAAAGCAATGTAGCATCTGCATTGAAAAAAAATGGTGCAGGGCGGGATGCTGCTAAAAGAGCAATATCATCTACATTAAATAGATATAAGATTGTAGGAAGTGTAATATAATGGCAGACTACACACAAAATGCTAGATATGTAATTAATTCTTTTCTATGGGAAGAACTAAAAGATAATAATGTTCTCAACGAGAATGATTATCGTCCAGACGGATTTACCAAATCAATAATTCCAATAGTTCCATCTCAGGAACTTCCAGAATTCAATAATTTACTTCCTAACAAAACCTATTTACTGTATGACTATGAAATAGAGGGTTATTCAGACGACTGGTTTATATGTGAAGAATCAATGATATATAGCATTATTTCAACTGATTATTCTAAAATATCACAAATAACAGAATTAATGATAGATCTATTTAGAAGAGTAGATGTTTCTGGTAAAGACGTTCAACTTTTTAACCCTAAAGATGATTTAATCAAGTTCTATTCTGTATCATTAGAGGGTGCATCATCCCCCACCCCGTTTGAATCTGAGGGGTCCACCATGATTGGTCAAGTTCAAATATCTTATAAGTATTCAAGGGTTCTAGGAGATAACGGAAGATTCTCCTAATCTTTGGTTTATTAGTCTTGCATGATATTATATATATGAGGAATGAACCAATCTGGATATAAAAAATATCCGAAAGGTAGGTGTAAAACTTAATGGCCGATAAAGGTGAAGTTCGCAATATTATCGTTGGTGCCGCTCAGGTATTCATTTCAAAGGGAGACTCAACAGCCCCAACATATTACAAGAAGGCAATGCCAGTTTTTGGAACCGCTGGAACAGCAGCAAATTACCTTCAAAACAATTCAACTGCCGCTCAACAATGGAGAAACGTTGGATTCACATCAGAAGGCTTCGAAATTTCATACGAACCACAATATGGTGAGGTTGAGGTTGACCAGTTGCTTGACTCCGCTCGTATCTTCAAGACGCAATTGCGCGTTATGCTTCGTACTTCCATGAGTGAGGGAACCCTCGCTAACGTTCGTACAGCATTCGGACAGGCAAATGCTTCTCAGGTCGCAACAGTTTACTCTGAAGGAGGCGCTACATCAACAAATCAAAGCGCTTACTCAGATGGACCGTTGGGAGCAGATGGATCTGTAAATGACGTACTCCAATTGTCAGCAGGGTCACTCGGTGAGCAACCAGTAGAAAGATCACTCGTTGCTGTTGGTCCAGGACCAACAACTAATGACGATCCAGTAAAGACAGAAAGAATTTATCTCGCTCGTCGCGTTCTTTCCATGGAGACTGTTTCCCACGCTCTCCGTAGAAATGAAGCAACAGTATACCCAGTTACATTCCGTTGTCTCCCAGATGACGATTATGCTGGTGCAGAATACGGTGAGATTCTAGACCGCGTTTACTCCTGATAACTAAAGGTCTAAGGAAAGCCCCCCTATCTCACGACGGGGGGTTTTTCTTATGTATTACTCCCATATTTTGATATACTTTTAATAAGTTATTAGGAGGAAAAATGGCTACTGTTATTTATGACACAGCAGAATTAGAATTAGAAAATGGCGAGATAATTACCATTAAGCCTCTGCCTATTAAGGGTCTAAAGAAGTTTATGTCCGTTATTCAAGAAATGGATTCAGATAATATAAAGACTGAACAAGATGCTATGGACGTATTTATTAAGGCCGCTATGGTATGTTTAGAAAAGGTAGCACCAGAATTGTCAAGCGACAGGGACGCCTTTGAAGAGGCAGTAAATGTTCCAACAATGATGAAAATTCTTGAGGTTTGCGGAGGTCTAAAACTTAACGACCCAAACCTTCTAGGGGCGGCTCTAGTTGGGACGAACTAGATCTAGCAGCCCTGGAATCTGAGGTGTTCTTACTTGGTAACTGGAAAAGTTACGATGAACTTGAAGAGCAACTGTCCATTGATGAACTACTTGCAACACTCAACTCTTTTAGAAAGCAAAAGAGGGAAGATCAAAAATTCCTTGCAGCATTGCAAGGTGTCGATCTATCAGAAAGTGAGCCTGCAGACATTACAGAACTTTCTGGATACAACGCAGCACAGGCAGGGTTTGGCATAGGCATGGGCATTGGTCATTCTAAGATGGAGGTAGTTAATGCATGAGTCGTATAGATCTTAATATAGTAGCAACGGGACAGTTTGGTCAGGTAGAAACTGCCCTTAGTAGATTAAGAGCGCAAGTTGCTTCTCTTAATACACAAATGGCTGGTATCGGCGGTGTCGATCCAGCCGCAATAAGATCTGTACAGGCATATGTTAATAGTTTTAATGACGCTATAGACAGAAGCGGGATGTTTGAGCGTCATCTAGTTAATATGACTACTGAGACTGAAAAATTCGGTCGCAGTCTCCAACAAAATAGACTTAGATTAAGCGAGTACTCTAGAGCAATTAGAGAATTCCGCAGAGGCGAAATGGGCCAAATCAAACAACTTGCTAGAGAGCAAGTTAGAATGATGAATGCCACAACAATGATGATGCCCGATGGTAGAGCGCAAGTTATAGTTCCCAAGGGTATTGATGAAGCAATAGATAAACAAAAGATTCTAAATCAAGAATATAGAATTTTCAGGCAAACCGTTCAGGGTGCCTCTACTCAATTAATTAACTGGGGAAAGAATACCCAATGGGCTGGTAGACAGTTAACTGTAGGTCTTACCGTTCCATTAACCATCTTTGGGGCTGCCGCTGGAAAGATGTTCATGGATGTTGATAAAGAACTCACCAGACTTGGCAAGGTCTATGGCGGTACTGCTGGTAAAATTGCTAGCCCTACTCAGGTTGCTGATATTAGAGAGCAAACTCAGATGCTTGCAAAAGAACTTGCAGCATCAATGGGTATTGCAGCACAGGAAACAGCAGGACTTGCTGCTGATATTGCCGCTACTGGAGCGGAAGGAGCAGAATTAATTTCTGCAACTAGAGAATCTGTAAGACTCTCAGTACTTGGTGAAGTTGATCGACAAGAGGCTATGAGGGCAACTCTAGCCATTCAAAGCGTATTCAAGAAAAGCAACGAAGAACTTGCTGACTCCATTAACTTTCTAAACTCAGTAGAAAACCAAACATCTACAACACTTAATGATTTAGTTACTGGTATTGTTAAGGCTGGTCCAGTAGTTGAAGGATTGGGTGGAAGCATTGAAGACCTTGCATTAATGATGGTCGCTATGCGTGAGGGTGGCGTCCCAGCAGCCGAAGCCGCAAACGCAATTAAATCCTCTATGGGTTCATTAATTAATCCAACCAAGCAGACTTCAGAGCAATTTAAAGAAATGGGAATTAACCTAAGAGGAATTGTTGATAAGAATGCTGGCGACCTTATTGGCACTCTTGTTAACTTACAAGATGAACTAGGAAAACTTGACGATCTTAGTAGACAAAGAGCCATCGAACAACTATTTGGCAAGTATCAGTTTGCCAGAATTAATGCGCTCCTAAGCAATCTTGGAAGAGCCGGAAGTCAGACTGAAGAAGTAACTAAACTTGCATCATTGAGTGCAGAGCAATTAGCCAAAACTGCCGCAAACGAGTTAAAGATTCTTACGGAATCTGCAAGCATGAGATTTCAAAGAGCGCTTGAAACAATTAAAGCCAACCTTATTCCTATTGGAGAAACATTCGTAAATATTGGAACTATTCTATTAGAAATCGGAAATAGAGTATTCGAAATATTTAATAATCTTCCAGAACCAGTACAAAATTTCATTAAGGGACTGGGCCTTTTTGTCGGGCTTGCTGGTCCAATAATTATGATTACTGGCGTCATGGGCAACTTCCTTGGATATATTGTTAAGGGTGTCAGCGCCTTACTTGCCCTGAAAGGGGCGGGAAGAGGAGTTTTTGAATACTTTACGCCAGAATCTGTTGCTGCAAAGACCGCAAGCGAATTACTAACTGGTGCTGTATATAATCAAACTGAAGCATTCGGTGTAATGAATGCAGCACTAGAAACGCTTAATGTAAACCTTCAAGAAATGGCTGCTAATTTAAGAAATGCTCAAAATGCTTCTACTGGAATGGCTGGTGCAGCAATGGCTGCAGCAGAAAGATCGGCGGTAATTTCAGCAGGAAATCCACAAGACCTATTCGGATCTTTAAGATATGAGCGTGATCCAAAAACAAGAGATTCAAGATTAAGAAATTTTGAAGCCTCTCACATCATACCTCAATTAAGTAAATCAGAAAAGGGCTTACAAACAGCCACGGTGATGCTTCCAGCAGAATATTTAATGGCAAGTAGATTCCAGCAATTCTCTAATAAAGAATTTAAGCCAGAATTTTATGACCCATCATCTGGAATGTCAAGAACAGGGTTCTTGCAAAGTATTGCTCCAACTCCAACTACAAGAGAACTAGCAGGCAGAATGCCTGAGGTTGAAGCAGCAAGACTAGTTCCAACTAGAGAAGAATATAAGCAGGCTTCAACGAACTACCTTGCTAGTTTGAAATACATTATTAACAACACTTCAGCAGAAACTCAAAAAGAATTATTGGCTGCAAAAGATGAGCCAAAGAAGTTTATGTCATTGCTAAATGCTGCAGTAGACAGAAATAGTGCATCTTATAGATCTTATGTCTCAGAAATATCTTCTACATTAGATGCTAGTGGAGATAGGTTTGATCAAATGGCTAGAGCAGCCATGGGCCTAGAGACACAAATAACTGCTGGACAAGGATCAAGATTTGGCACTCCTGGTCATGGCAGAGGAACCAATGCTTTAATATATGCTGCAACTGGCGGAGGCTATATTGATGTTGTACAAGAAAACGTCAGGCAATCTGTCCAAGCAATAACTAATCCTATAGGCATGGCTTCAAGAGAATTTATTTCTCAGGGCCGTGCAGCAGGACAAAAACTAGCGTCATATACTAACGCTCAAGGTAAAAGATATATAGTAGACTTTACTAATGGTGTAGAGCAAGCAGTAGTGTATACCGTTAATAGTTCTACTGGTCAAATTGAAAAGGCAATCAAGGGTGGGGTGGCAAGAAAGATGGCTGCTTCTCCACAAGCCCAGGCAGCCATTGCTAGATATGATGCTGCTGCAGCCAGACTTGATGCAATAACTACAGCAGATATAGCATCTGCTGCTGCTGCATTAGATGCTGCTTCTGGTCAGGCAACCCCAGGGGTTCCAGCACCAGGAGGAAGACAGCCAGGAAGATTTGGCAGATTTATGGGCGGCGCGGGTGGAATGGGCCTTATGGGTGGAATGTCTGCACTCTCTATGTTAGGCGGTGCCACTCAGGGTAATGCTGCTATGAGTATTCTAGGGTCAACTGGAATGGGTGCCTCAATAGGAATGATGGCTGGACCTAAGGGCGCAGCAGCAGGAGCAGCAATAGGAGCCTTGGCAGGTACAGTAATGTCTGCTAAGTCTAATATGGACGAGGTAAGGGCTAATGCTAAGAAACTTGCAGATACTATGTCTGTAAGCGCTAGCGCACTTGAACAAACAGCAGAATTTTATGGAAATACAACAATGGTTAGCCGCGCTTCTGCACAAAATGTATTAGAAGGTACTGGAATAAGACAACAACAATTAACTAAAGGCCAGGAGTACCTTGCAAGCGAGTCTGGACAAAAATTTGTTGAAGGATTTTCACAAGGAATTAATTCTTATGGATTTAATAATGCTTTAGATGGTATGGCTAGAAACTTATCAACCATGGTAATGCAGGGAGCATTGTCGTTTGAGGATGCAGAAGGAATTGCTGCTGCTATGGCAGAACAATTAAATATGCCGACCCTAGCCGCAAAAGTGAAGGGTGAACTAACTAGCGTACTTGGTCCAGACGGAAGAGATGTATTAAAGAGGCCAATTACTGTTGCATTAGAAATTCAAGAAGAGAATATGAAACAGGCCGCACAAATGAGCGCTGCTGTATTAAACAAAGAAATAGGAAATATTCAGCCAACAGTAACTCAATCAGTATTAACAGGAATACTAGGTCCAATGGGAATTGCTCTGGATAAAATGGGAAGCATGGATGTTCCTGGTATTTCTGGCTGGGTGCGTGATCTAAGAGGATTTGTAAATCAGGATTATTCTGCTGCGGTAGCAGGAGTTAGCGCATTAGGTAAAACTATAGGAAATCAATTGCGTACTGCATATGATAATATAAACGTTGCCAAAGAAAGATATAATCAATTAGAAGAAGAAGCAAAATCTATGGAGGCTGGGCCACAAAAGAAGCGAGCATTGGCAGACCTTGATAGAGAAAAAAGAAAAATTGATGAATTAGAGCAATCATATGATGAGATGAGGCAGCAAGCAAGCGACGCCTTTGGCCAATTAGTCTCTCAGGATACTGGACTAGCAGCAGAATATTTAGGTTCTATGTCTGAATCTATTAAGGAGATGTTTGCTGGAACTGTAGAAGAGCCAGCAGCACAAGCATTGATAGCAATGCTTTCTGGAATGGATCAACAACTTCAAGCAGACATATTGCTTAATATATCGTCTGGACAACTTTCTCCAACAGCAACTATGTCATTCCTAAATATTTTAGGTGGCGGTGAAGAAGCGGCAAGAGCATTAAATATAGTTGTTAATGCAAAGGGTGTAACTGCTGCAAATGAAACACTTCTTAAATTAATGCAAGTAGAAGACGAGGAAGTAAGGAAAACATTAACAATACAGTTAATGGTAGAGTCTGGCGCTTCAGAGGAAGATGTAGCGCAGGCACTTGGATATGACTCAGGGGCAGTAAAAAAGGCACAGGACGATTATCAGAAGGCGCTTGATGAATATAATAGAACTGGTACACTAACAACATATAAACAACAGGGAAGGCATCAGGTTGCTATTTCTTTAACTGCAGATCAAGCAGAAGCAGAACTTGCAAGACTTAAAGCAGCAAATGATGAAGCGCTTCAAGCAGAAAAAGATTACTTATCGCAAACTGCTGGGCAGCAATATACAATGCCTGTTGATTCTGCTAGATATCAGGCTCAAGCCGCAGGGCTAGAAAGCGTACTCGGTCCAAGCGTTGATACTATTACAGATTACACAGTCGCTGCACAAGAATTAGGAAAACTTAATGTAGCGCCAGAGATTGATTTAAGCCAGGTAGAGGGTATTACTGAAAAAACTTTATCAAATGTTACTAGTATCTTTAATGAGATATTAGCCCTCCCAGATGACATTGTTAAGAGTATAGATGTTAATGCTGTATCAGCAATGGGTGATCTATCCAGATTTGAAGTTAACTGGAATAAAGTAGATTCATTCCAAGACTTAGAAAAATCTATCGACGCCGCAGACAACTTCTCAGATACATTTAAGCAATTTGGAATTAATTACAGTCAATTCGCAGCCCTACCAGATATTGTTAAGTACATGATCATGTACTATGTAGAATTAATGTTGAAGATTCAGGCCCAGATTGATGCCATCGGTACTGCTGGAGACATTGATGAGGTAAGAGGTAGGAACTATCTTCAGGATAAGATTGCAGGAATTAGAGATACAGTTCAGGGAATGATTGGAGCATCACAAGATTCTGGATATACCCCTGATACTACTGGCGGAGGTCCACCACCACCATCAGGAGGAGATTCCGGCGGCGGCGGAGGAGGAAAGGATAAGAATCCTTATGAAGATCTTATCAAAGAACAAAATAAACTTATTGATGCTGTAAAGAAAGAAAGAGAAGAGCGTCAAAGAATTCTTAGACTTCAAGAAGAATCTCTTAACTTTATGCTTAAGCAACAGGGATTGCAAAATCAAATTGCTCGCGCAAGAGCAGAAGGAAATCTTGCAGAAGCAGCGCTTCTTCAAGCACAAAAAGACATAGAAGCCCAGCAAAGAGAGCGCGAACTTGCAGAAGATAGAAGAAGTCGCGCAGAAGATAGAGAAATAGAAAAGCGCGAGCAGATTATCAGAATCCTTGAAGAAGGAGGAAAGTTCGCTGATAAACTTGCAGCAGCAATTAAGAAACTTGATGGAGCAATTCCTTATGGACTGCTTGGAGGCCGTGGCAAAGGCAAGGGCAAGGGTAAAGGTAAAGCCTTTGGAGGAATGATCTATGGCCCTGGAGGTCCAAGAGATGATCTAATTCCAGCAATGCTTTCTAACGGAGAGTTTGTTGTTCAGGCTTCCGCTGTGGATAAGTATGGGGTAGGATTCATGCAAATGATCAACAGCAAGGAACTAGAAGGCTTTGCAGGAGGAGGCTACTCATCAAGATATCCAGGAATGGTTGCTAAAATGGGAATGGGTGGTCCTGTATACTATAATAAGGGCGGACTAGTTAATGAAACTTCTAGTAATACAGAGTATAATATACAGGTAAACGTTGCTGGAACTAACGCCTCTGCAGATGACATAGCAACACAAGTTATCAGAGCCATTGAAAGAAAGCAAAGAATGAAGGGGACGACGATTAGAGTATGACATTTTTAACTCCAAGTATTATTAAATTAAGAGTAAGTGGTGGCTCTGCAACAGAGTTCAATAATTTGAATGGAGGAGGCTCACTTACATTATCTGATCATTCTAGATCCCCGCTTTCAATAACATATGATGTTTTAAGTAAGTCAGATAGAATGGCTGACGGTACTCTAAAAAGATACGTTGTTGCTAGAAAAAAAATAATACAATGTCAATGGTCAATGCTTCCAACAATTAGGGCACATGTTGCAGACGGAAATGCAGATTCTAGAGACATGAAAGAGTTTTATGAGTCTAATTTATTCCGACAAATGGATATGACTATGAATTTTCATAGAAACCATACAGAAAGATCGGGAAGTGGGTATTCAGAATCTCTAGCAGTTTACTGGAATAGTTTCTCATTTGAAGTAGTTAAAAGATATAAAGACTTTGACTACTGGAACGTAACAGCAGAATTCTTGGAGGTATAATGCTGGGTGACTCCACCTTAAGAAGTTCTATAGAAGGTCAAGATACTGTAGAGGCAAAGCCTCAAGTCGTTGCTGAATGGAATATGAATTCCGTAGCAAGTTCATTTATTCATGGAACAGAAACTCATCCAACATCTTTTACCCCTCTTTCATTACAAAAGGGTGCCGCTGCTCCTGCCATAACAACAATCACAGAGACTTCTAATTTTAGTAGAACATTCTATAGCCCAGTATTCAACGATAACTCTTCTCAACTAGTTGTAGCCTCATCATCATCGTCCTCCGCTCTTGTTTCTGGATATTCCATGGCTAATGGCGTTGCCTCGCTTATATTAAAAAATAAAATTGATATAGAAAATGGAGACAGCATACAGATATCTGGAGTAGGAACATTATTTGATGGCTCCTACATACTTGCTTCACAAGTAAACGGGGTATTGATATCGTATAATACAAATAATTCCTCTAGCAACGTTACACTTTCTTCTGCCCCAATACAAGGTAGAGTTTCTGCAAATGTTGCTGATTATTATGTAGACTTTACCGTATCAACATATGCGAGTAGATCTGCCAAAATATTTTTTAAATTAAAGTCAGACTACGATCACCAGTCACAAAGTTCTAACCAGTTCCTTGAGCAGTTTAATGTTACATTAAGGGCGGTGGGACTTAAAAACAATGAGCCTGTATACACACAATCAATAACAAAGAACTATCTAGTAGATTCAACATCATGGACTGATGCTCATATATCTTTTGCAAATCCAGATAGTCAAATAGATGTAGTTAGGGTTTATTTATCCGTTGAGCCTTCAAATGATTACAAGGCCGCTCTTCTTGTGGATCAAATATTTGGGGCCAATGTTTCCGACTTTGAGGTATATACAGAAGATAGAACTCCGTTGTCTCAAGTATTTGATGTATACCGACCAGGAGAAGTTATTCTAGATGCTGGATCTAAAACTGTAGAAATAAATTCTACTTTAACTTATCCACAGCAATGTACTCCTGTACAGATGGCACATAAATATGCTATTGGAAATCTATACGAAAAGGTACAGCGCAGCGTAACCCCATTTGCTGGAAACCCATATAGTTACTATGTTTCTGCTTCAGGGTGGGGCAGCAAAAGAACTTGGTGTATATACGATAAGAATATCAATGTAAACAAATTAGTAATAAAGGTAAATGCTATAGCAGCCAAGCCAGCGGTAGATTCTTTTATCATAAAGATATTGGTAAATAAACAATGGCAAGAGATAGATACTGATTTAATGAACTTTTCTAACAATGGCATCCTTACTTTATATTATAATGGATCTTCATGGTCAAATACCGCGTGGTCACAATCTGCAATTCCAACCATATCAACTGCCACGGGGCAGATAGATAAGAAAATATCTATTCAAGGTATAGCGTTTGAGTGTGTAAGTCAGTCGTATACTATTCAAAATAGTCCATTAAATAAAAATGATGCGTTGCAGACTCTTGAATTGATCGAAATATCTCCTAGACTTGAGTTGGACTTATCCAAGTATGTTGTTGGATTAAGTGTAAATAATGAACTAGAAGGCTCTGACATTCCTTTACCATTAGGATCAATAACATCAAATACTGCCACAATAGATTTTTCTAATATACCAATAGTTATTAACGATTCAGATGCTAAAACATCTGAAACAGATGACATTGTACCTATAAGCAATTATGCAATAGGCTCCCCACTTAAAGATTTACTGGTCAAGGGTGTAAAGATAAAAGGATCTTTTAATGTAAATACCGGACTATCTTCTGGAACTCAGGCCATATCAAACGTCCCTTCCTTTGTCATGTATGTTGAAAGATGGCAGGAAAGTGTTGATTCGGTATCAGCAGAATGCTATGATGCTGTAAAAAGATTGCAAAGTACTAAGTCAAGACCACTATACCTAAGGAATAAGTCTATAAATGAAATTATTTATAGCATATTGGATTCCGTAGGTTTTGGAGACTACTACTTTGACGAACTTGCTAAACTAAAAATTGTTAAATATGAAAATGACAATTCATATATATCTAATACATTAGATCAAAGTGTCGAATATTTCTGGGCTATAGATCAGGATTCTGTAATTGATACACTTAATGAACTTCTAAAGCCATACCAAGTTTCTTTATATTCTGATGAGTATGGTGCTGTAAGATTCCTATCCTTGTATCAAATTAACAAAAAGTCTGAGTCGGTATCAGACTCAGATGTTGTATACATACAAGACATGAATCAAACTCTTTCTGGAGGAAGAGTAATAAGAAGCAATCTAATGAATTTAGAGTTTGAGGAAATAGAAAGACCAGAGAAAGCAACTATTAAATATAAAAGACCTCTGCCAAGTTTGTCTGATTATAGACAGTATAAAGATAGAAAAAATGTTTCTATGACAGAAAATGCAACAGACATTGTTTGGGAGCCAGAACAGTTTGCTCAAGTTCTTTCATTCTTTAAGTTGGCTAGCCCAGGAATTATAACTCCTACACAGAATAGAATACCATTCGATGTAGACAGCGTATCTAGACTTAATCGTGCAATAGAAAACTCAGGGTATTTACTTATAGATCAAGAAATTATTAAATACGACGGACTTGAGTACATATTTAATTATACAAACTCTAATGGAGTTACCCAATCAAGACTAGATGTGGTAAAAAATGCTTCAGATATTGACAGAGTTATTTCAGAAATTTATCAAATTAACCAAAGTTCAAAAATAACATGGACTCCATCTGGTCAGATGGTAAACGTAGAGAGAGGCTGCTTTGGTACTGAGCCTTCATCCCACGCAGTCCTTGCTAATGGCATCAGATCTGGGTGGATTGGAAGAGAATTTAATGCTGCATATAACCAAGTTTCATCAATAGACGAAAGTGATGGCACCTTTGGGGCGGCAAATGGCAGCCTTTCAATTAAGTCAACAAAGGCGAGCGGAGGAATTTTAATATATCCATCTAGAAATAATACTGTAGGAAATAAGAGAAGATTATTCTCTAGATATGTATTAAATAATGTTCCTTCTGGAAAGACGGGGTACTTAGGATCTGTCATAGGTCTTAAAATAAATAACTCACAAATTACTCATGGTTTATTTATATGGACGGGAATTACAAATAAAAATAAGCAGACAAATATAACAATATCAATTGTTCAGATTGTAGATGGTAACGTCAAAGTTATTTCCGACCCCAAGGATTTTGAGTTCACAGAAGATCTTTTTTTCGAAAATGAAGCATTAGAGATGTATGTAGAGTTCAACAATGAAATGAATAAGATGAAGGTATTTATAGGATCTACCTCTCTATTCGAAGTTGTAAGATCTAAAGATAAAGAAAACGATCCTGGTAAAAGAAAAGTAGCATTTAAAACGTTAACTACTGAAATATCTTCAATAAAGAAAGATGGATTTTTCGGATTCGCAGCGCTAGAAAATGGTCGCGGAGTTCTTGATTCTATGGCGTTCACGGCAAATTCTGATCCAAGAAACTTAAACAGTATAGAAATAAATGATCTAACTGATCAATACTATTCTTCATCTAGCACAAGTCAAGCCTACTATGCCAATGCAAATTCACTATTAAATCAAATAGTATATAATCAATTTATTGCAGGATTTAGTACCTTCAAGGACTCGTTTGTATTCACAGGTGCCCCTGTAGCAAGGGGTATAAAGATATTTGATGTAGAATATCAGGATTATCCAGTAATAGCATCCCCAGAGGTCGAATTTTTGGGATATACATACAACATAGATGCAATAAGGAATGCTACTGCAATAACTGGGACGGAGAGCAATAAGTAATGGGTATTACTAATCCAAGCGCACAACAGGTCAGAGATGCACTTAGAGACTATAAGGTAGATTTCCAGACCATTGGAAATTGGGACACCGTAGGTAATGCATGGAATGCAACTGGCGGCGGTCTTTATGGATGTATTATGCATCATACTGGTGCAAATATTAGTGGATACTCTGGGGCACCCGCTCTTACATGGATGAGAACTGCATATGATAAGCCAGCATGTAATATATTAGTGGGCCGTGGCAAAGGGGATACATATTTGCTTTCGGCATTAGCAGTTTATCATTCAGGCTTAGGTGGACCCTGGCCTGCGATTGGACTTAACTCTGCTGGGTACGGAGCAGAAGCCAGAACATTCGGAGTAGAAATAGAAGGCTCCACGGCATATGGTAATGTTCCAGAAAGTCGTCCATACTTTACTGAATATCAGGAAGAGAATTCTGCTAGGATAGCGGCTGCATTATGGGATTTGTGCGGATGGCCTGCAGATGGTTCACGAATTGTGACACATGGAGACTGGACTGATAGCGGTAAGTACCTTGGTACAAATAATTATGGACCATATCTAGGAAGAAAGCCTGATACTAGAAGATCTACACATTCTGGTAAATATTGGAGAAAGATGGCTGCTAAATATTTAGATTCATCAGAAGAAGGATCAGAACCTCCATCAACTCCAAACCCAAATAATGGTGACAATAAGGGTTCTGATAACAAATCAGATGACAATGTTGTAGATTTAGCAAGACAGGTTAAGCCTAATGCTGTTGCAAAATCAGTAGTTGCTGGTACTCCTCAGAGAGCAAGATTTGCTTTGATGAATATGTCTAATGAATCAGTATATTTATCTGAGGGAGAGACCTCCGTTCTTTCTGGAAGCGGGGAGGGAATTCTATGGATTAAGGCTAGAACTGTCGTAGATGGAGAAAGTTATGAAGTATCTAGAAACATTGAAGATAAGTCTGGAAACGGAAATGTAACTATAGAAACTAATTGGATTCAAAATGATTCCTCTGCAAATGCAGCGCTTGCGCTGATAACCGACTCCTTTGATTTCAAATTTAAATCAGTCACAGTACAGATATTTGGAAATCCTTTAATTCAAATAGGTGACTTAGTTAAATTGACATATGATATAGGAAAGATATCATTCGATGAGTCAAAATACTATATGGTCACAAAAATTGCACACACATTTGAAATGGGTCTATCTACTACAGTAAGATTAAACCCTGTGAATAAAGTCTCTTAAATGATATAATTTTAAATAGGTGTCTTATGAATAAAAAAAAGCCAGAACCAAAACCAAGTGTTTTTAAAAGACAGATCCTTAGATCTGCCAATTCCTATACTGACGATAAAATTGAAGAACTCTTAAAACTTATAGAATTATCTGAAGACACAGAGACAGGAGATGGTGAGTCTAAAGAAGAATCCCCAGGTCCAAGACCACCAATTAGAGATATTTCTGATGTTGGTAAGATAACTTCTGTAAAATTTCAGGAGGAATCTGGTGAATTTACTTATGACACAACAAAAAAATATGGGTCGATGTACCTATCTTCTGATGGATCTCTAACTGCAACTGTAACAGTAGAAGTGGATGGAGAGGGAGAGATAGAGGATTACGAAATACAGGTGACTAAAATTGATTAAAGGAAGATATTTAATAAAAGATAAAGATTCTATTCTTTCAGAATCATACAATGCAATTACAGATGAGGGTCTGTATCTCATCAGATCTTACTTGGCAAACCCTACATCCAATTGGGCAGGAGCAATAAGTGTTGGCGCAATGAACTCTACTGCCGCTGCCACAACTAATTCATCACTAGACTTTGAACTAGCCAGAATTCCAGTAGTTTTAAGATCAGTAGAGAATAATGAAGTTATTGTGAAGGGGGTGCTAGATTCTGATTTTGCTGGCAGGATATTTGAAATTGGATTGTATCCAGAAGTTCTTAATACCTTGTCAGAAGGATTTGATGACAAACTAGTATTAAACTTCGATGAGTTATGGCTAAATACTTCAGATAATTTACAGATAAATTCTTCAAATTTAAGTACTAACAGTCGGGCCGGAGAGAATAATTTAAAAATAGGAACTTCAGCCCTAGACATATACACAAACATAGGACTTAATATTTCTGGTTACACAAACTTCGATGTTACATCATTGATGTACAATGTTACTGCGTCTGGAACAGATAGAACCTTCAGAGTAACGTTTATAGATAATCAACTTCCAACTCCTGGGACTAAGTATGCAGATTTTACCCTAAACTGCTCATCTACAGGATATAAGAAGATAGATAAATTAATTGGTGACTACACACAGACTGGAAACTTTAACTCTGAAGTAATCAAAATAAATATTACGGCGTCGTCATACTCTAATTCTGCAAGAGTAGAACTAGATGCATTTAGAATAAATGACGCTGATGAAACAAACCCCGACTTTTCTCTGGTTAGCAGATCACTAATAGGTTCACAGAATGGATCTTCTTCTTCTGACTATGTATACAAGCCAGGTGGTGTAGAAGTTGATATTGAATATAGGGTACAGATACTCTAATGAAGAAAATAATTCAGTTACAAGATATCCAGCCAGGAACAAAATACTTAATTCGTGCGCGTGCAAAAAATCAGTACGATTTTTTTTCTGAATGGTCACAAACATATGAATTAAATGTAGTTAAAGATGATGTAAAGCCATCTAAGCCATCTAAGCCTACAATCCAAATTGCTGGACCCCAAAAAATAGTGGTATCTCATGATAATACTAAACAGGGTGGGGGAAATTTAGAATTTGACGTAACTGCATACAAAGTATACACAAACACAACTTTAAGTAATGTAGGTGGCACATTAATACACACCATGTCTTCTACAAGGCCAGGTAGTGGACTAAACTCCTTTGCCACAATAAATGTTAATGCACCATTAGTTTCTGGTAATTCACAAACTTTATATTTTTATGTAAGCGCAGTAGACAGCACAGGAAATGAGTCAGACCCTTCAGATGCTACTACTGGAACCCCTATAACGTATTTTGATTCTGCTTATATTTCTGAATTAACTGCAGATAGAATTAGAACTGGAACTCTTCAGGCAAATCAATCAATTAGCGTAGGAACGCTAGCACCAATTATTATTAAATCTAATGAAAATTCTCCTAGAGGTCAGATTTACATTGGCACAAGAAACGATCCAACTGGTGCGGAAGGGAGTGGATATAAAGATATTCAAACTGCTTTCTATGTAGACTCAACTGGTAAGTTTTCTCTTAAAGACCAATTATATTGGGATGGCACAACACTCACTATTCAGGGTGTTCTAAAGATTGGAGAAGCGCTGACCCCAGGAAGTGCTGCTAATGATGTAAATAATAATAGTACGACTATAGTTGGAGATAAAATTAAAACTGGCAATCTTATTTCTAACAACTATGAATCAAATATTCCAGGTCAGCCACAGGCGCAATCTAATTCTTTTACAGATGCTGGCACATGGATTGATTTAGATAGTGGAGATATTTATAGTAAAAGTTTTTATATTACTAATTCTGGAACTGCATCATTTAAAGGTCAGGTATTTAGTAGTGGACTCGTAGTTCAAACTAGTTATTCTTCAGATAAGATATCATACTCTACATGGTCTGGAACTGGAATGGGGCCGTCTACTCCCACTACCTATGCATTACATGCTGATTCTGGATCTGACTTTATCATGGGAAATGAAACTGGAAGTCTGAATCCATCAAAAATTAGATGGATTTATAATGGTCAGCAAAGAAGTTCAATAGGCTTTGAGGTAAGTGAATCTGAAGGTGGTACTCAATATCCATTTACTTTAGTTATTAGATCTCAGGCTGTCCCCGGAACTCCAGGTAAAATTTTAATTAGTGCACAAAATAACGGAACTATTGAATTAAAAGGAAATGTTACAATTAATGATGCCCCAGTAGAAACTCCTACAACTATAAGAAACAGGTATAAGAACGGAATTAACGAGCCATCTGATGGGAATAAAATTACATTTAGTTCTCTTGGCCCTACTGGTACTCCGAATCGTGGAGACATACACTTAAGGTATTTGTAATGCCCAAGCAAATAAGACTATATGATCGTATAACTGAAAACCCGTCCTGGGGAGATTCAGGAAATAAATTAGTAAATGCAGTATGGGTGGGTGATGGTACTAACCTATCTTGGAAATCTGTTGATGTTGGGTGGGTATATGAACCATCATTCGGCACAATGACAGGATGGACGGTGGTATTTGGAACCCTGACTCCAACAGTATCTATAACAGATTATTCTACAACACCATCGTCTGTTACTTTAAATTGGGATTCAGAATATCAAGAATATATAGTAATATCTTATTACAGGACAGATAATCCATCTCAGGTATTTACAACAACAGAAGTATATACTCAATTAAAGACATATACAATTACAAATAATATTTCTCCAGGGAATTATGTTTTTACTTTAAGAGTTTATTCAGAAACAGATACAATGGCTCAGGATAGTGAAAATGTTGCCATCCCTATCATCCCTACAGTTTCTAACTTTGTTTTAGTATCAAAGACTTTTAATTCCGCCACACTTTCATGGCAATCTACAAATCAATCTACATACAGAATAATCCTATACTACCCATCTGGAGATGGAACTGGTCAAATAAATACTGGAGAAATATCTAGCACTTCTGCTAGATCTTATAGTTTTTCAAACTTAGATCCGAGTACAGAATATACTCCACAGATAATAATAAAATCTTCTACTGGAAATACGGCATCTCTTACAGGAACACCATTCATAACAGATCCTCCTCCTGCACCAGTAAATACTGTTCTTCCAACTACTACGGGCTTTAGAATTGTAGGATATACTCAACAGGTAACTAGTAATGGCACATGGACTGGTACTGGAACATTGTTTTATGCATATCAATGGGTAAGAAGTTTAAATAATTCTACATGGTCAGAGATACCAGGAGCATTTTCTTCAAGTTACACTTTATCAAATTCTGATATAGGATATTATGTTACATGCAGAGTAGGCGCTAGGCTTTTTGTTGGTTCAACATTTTCTGACTGGGCCTATGCTTTTGCTAATTCGCCTGGAACTGTAGGTTCTTCTCCAACCGCTACTTTACATAGCATAGATCAAATAACATCTTCCTCTGCAAGATACACTTTTTCAACATCTGGAGCGACAACAATATATGCCAGAGCGAGCCCAGAATTCGGGCCAGATGTAGATTCACCATCTCCAATATCTTCACCATATGTATTAACAGGATTGGCATCTGGTACTAGTTACTTTGGCTATATTATTGCTTCAAATGAATTTAATCTAGTTAATTCTAATGGTATATCTTTTACTACACTAATTCCCCTTCCACCAGCGCCTACAGGACTGCAAGCATACACATTAAATCAGAGTCAGGTGTATTTAGTTTGGAATGATATATCTGGATTTAATTTATCATCTCCGTATTATCGTATACAATACAGTACTGATAATTCAACATGGACTACACTAAATGGAACCGCTAGTTCTAATTTTACAGTTACAGGATTATCGGCGGGAACTTTATATTACTTTAGAGTGGCAGCAGTTAATCCTACTGGAACTGGTCCATATTCATCATCCGTTACGGCAACTACATATCCCCCCAATCCAGGAGCATTTAGTTTATCTGTAAGTGGTGTTGGACAAAATTCTGCAACATTTAGTTGGACCAACTCCTCCTATGCCACAGAGTACGTCCTTTTTGTGACAGACGTAATTGCAGAGTCCGGTCCTACATATTATAATGTTTCTAGTCCATATACTGTAACAGGTTTAAGTCCAGGAAGGAATTATGAGGCTCAGGTTGCAGCGATAAATTATGCTGGTGGCATAATGCAAGTCACCAACTCTAATTTTGTAAGTTTTACCACCGGATCCCCTGCCCCCCCATTCTTCCAATCACCATTCTTCCCATTCTTCCAGGCACCGTTCTTTCCATTCTTCCCAGATTTTGAGTCACCGTTCTTTCCATTCTTCCCACCCGACGTATCTAACGACTCCCTTGGCGCAGACACCTATGTCCTTACAACTAATGGATATGTCCAGGCCAAGTACCTTGAAGTTGGAGATCGTTTAGTATCTCTAGATATTTCAGAAGTTCCTATCGATGGAACCAAGTTTAATCTAGGAGATTGGTCATCAGAAGAATTTACTAACAACGGCTTGGTAGAAACAGAAATTGTAAGTATAGTTACAAACACTAAAGATAGAATGCTTTATCAATTAAATGGAGATTGGTTTACTGCTAATCACAGTATTCTAGTAAGAAAAGATGGAATTCATATGTTTAAGAGAATAGATGAACTAGATACATCATATCAAGTTTTTGACTATGAACTTATGGATTGGACAGACATAGATACCCTAGAATCAGTTGAAAGTACCAACTCTGCTGTATACAGAATTGACTGTGAGCCATATGACATATTCTTTACGCAAAATGCCCTAGTATACAATGTCGTGGAGTATGAAGATGAGTGATTATTATATCTATAAATGTTTTTGCAAAGATGCAGTTTTTGCAAATTGTCCTAGGCTTCTGGCTCCGAAACTAGATAATAAAAATTTATCAGAAATTAAATATAGACAAGCGGATAAAATATTAAATAATATTAAACAAATAAATGAAATATTTAATAGTTACAATGTAATTCAAGCAAAAATATTCGGACCTATAGTTGAGGGGGCGGCAAGTTCTAGAAACCAAATAGATTTATGGGTAGAAATGAAAGACTATTCTCAAATTAAAAAAATAGAAGAAGAACTATCTAATACTGCAAGGCATGAGTTTGATCTTATTTCTTACGAAGAATGGATATCATTTAAGCATAATTATATAGACAAGGGAGATCAAATTGGAATATACCCATAAATCTAACTATCTATATAGATGTTTTTGTGGTCCTGGAATAAAAAGCAAAGATATCAAAAAAAAATATAAGTACATATATAAAAATTGTCCCAGAATTACTGCTCCAATAATGAAGACTCATAAATTAAAAAATTTGCCATACCCTCAAGTAGAGGAAATTATAAAGTATAAAAATGAATTAGAAAAAATATTTTATAAGTATAGTTTGTATGACGTTTTGTTAACAGGAAGCCTTGCTAGAAATCAAGCAACCGTAGAAAGTGATATAGATTTAAGTATCACATCGTTAAATTCAAAAATAGAATATTCATCAATATATAATGAAGTTAATGAATTAATAAGTTTTAGGGTGGATCTTGTAGATGCAAAAGAACTGTACGGATCAAACATTCACTACAATGTATTTAAGGGAGATAGAATTTTAATATTTCATGAATCGATGGGGTTTAACGATTCTTGTATCTAATTAGAAGAATTTATAAAGATAATTATGAGTGAAATAATATTTACTAGTAAGATTTATGTCGAAGAAAAATATTTACCCGTGCCTGCATCTCAATTTATACCAGACTGGTATAGGTCAACTACAATACGAGATAAAGATAATAGTGATATCTTAACAATAAAAAAATGTATTCCAATATTAGATTCCATAATTTCTGGGTACATTATTTTTACGCATAAGGATATAAGCGTTTCTAGCGGAGAGACCTTCTCCTGGGAGAGAATTGATAAATGTCCTGTTATACCCCCAGTAGAAAAATTTCATAAATCTCAAAATCCAAAATATCCTATAGAAAGCAGGGCGGGGTATCCTAAATTTAATATTCCATGGAGTATTAAAACAGAGAAGGGATACTCAACATTATTTATTCCACCCATGCATAGATGTAGTGAAGTGTTTGAAATATTACCAGCCATAGTAGATACTGATAATTATATAAATCCAGTAAATCTCCCCTTTGTTTTTAAAAATAAAGATTTTTCTGGAACAATAAAAGCCGGAACCCCCATAGCACAAATACTCCCATTTAAAAGAGATTCATTTACAATGAAAATATTTAATAAAAAAAATTTAAAAGACGTACATCTTAATGAAGTTAAATTAAAATCTATGGAAGAGAATAGTTATAGGTCACAGTTCTGGGAAAAAAAGCATTATAGATAACCATTTTTTATGTAAATGGGATATAATGTATAATAATGAATGGAGGAATAATGTCTTATAGTGAATTATCAGGAGAAGAAAAAAAACAAATCGTAAGGTCTCAAATAAAAAATATTCAATATAATAGGTATATAGCCGATTTGAGTATTTTACAAGAGCAGGGACTTTCCGATCCAAATTCGTTAATAATTCTATCTTGTGAAGCAGAATTAGCAAAGTATGATATAAAAGAAGGAATATTGACTTCTAAGTTGCAAGAATTACTATTAGAGTATCCAGATATAGAAGAGGTAGTTTAATGTCAAGTACATTAGAATTAGTAGTACAAGAATTACAAAATAGAATTGGTCAAATTACATCTAATTATGAACTTCAAATGGCTATGTTAAAGGCACAGGCGACAGAAGAAATTCAAAAGCGCGATGCCCAAATTGCTGAATTACAAAATAATTCAGAGGAAAGTGCAAATAAGTGACCGCAATAAACGAGGCATATGCCAGGATTGATTTTGCCTATTTAAGATCTCTAGAAGAAAAAATTACTTCTTTAGAGAAGAAGGTGGGGGATCTTGATAAGCAAGTTGATAGTATAGATGGAGAAGATAATAGTGCTACAAACAAGAGATTTGTAACTAAAAAGATTCCATTAAATTCAAAAAATAATTCTGGTAAGGTTACTTTCAGCCCCGCCTTTGCCTCCATTCCAGTTGTAGTATTTTCTACACAAGATGATTCTGGAGTATCTAGATCAGTTACAATTACTGAATTAACAAAAGACTATGTAAAATTTTCTGTTAAGGTTATATCTGGAACATCTAAGACTGGTAAATATGATCTTCATATGCTCGCCATAGGCACAAGTAAATAGTGCCATATAAACCAATACTGGCATGGAGTGGAAGAAAGAAAAAAGTACAAGACGGATACGTTTTAGTATGGGTTTCAGAACACCCTAAATGCTTTGGTGGCGGGTGGTATTATGAACACCGCTTAGTCATGGAAAGAAAATATTGTAGAATGTTAAAAGACTGGGAAACTGTACATCATATAAATGGTGACAAACAATGCAACGAGGAGTATAATCTTTTCGTATGTACCCGCGCTCAACATATGAAGGCGCATAAATAGACAGGAATTTTATGAATAACGACCTAAAGTGGATGATGGTTTCAGACGTTCACTTCCCTAGGCACGACCCGCGTAAGGTAGACCTATTTCTTAAAGTTATGAAGTGGTTTAAGCCAGACGCAGTAGATTTGCTTGGTGACATTGACGATGCAGATTCCACTAGTAGGTGGGCAGCAGATAAGCCATTAGAAATGTCAATTTCTATAGATGATGGAGGAGTCCGTGAGACAAAACAATTCCTTAAAGATATCAGAAAGATTGTCCCCAATGCTGATTGTCATTTTCACGATGGGAATCATGGCTGGACTCGCCACGGCGAGTACCTTGCTAAGAAAGCGCCACAGTTCCTTGAAATAATAACAGCAGATACATTATATGATTATTCCAATGCTGGATTTGAATGGCACAATTGGAACGAACCCCCAGTTCAGCGCTTTGGAGATATCTATGGTCACCATGGAGAATCTATCTCTAAGCACGCTGGAGAGTCTGTAAGAAATGACGTAAATAACTGGGGCGTATCTCTAGTGCGTGGACATTCTCATAGAATGGGTGCATATTTCCAGACATATAATCTAAGTGGTCAGGAACTACGCGGCTACGAAATTGGTCATCTATGCGACGAAGATCAAATGGATTATTCTATTCAAAAGAATTGGCAGGCAGGGTTTGCTGTAGCGCATGTTGTCAATGATTACCCACATATGCAGTTGATTCAGATTCATGATTATACATGTGTTGTAGATGGCAAGGTATTTACCGCATGATGAATCATAAAAAGTGTGGGGGCAACATATTCATAGACAGAGTATTTTCACATGAATTGAGATTAGATTTATTCTGCCTTAGATGTGGAAATAGATGGTTTATTAAAAGAGACAAGGGCGCATTTGGAAGATGGTTAAGCCAAATAGAATATCAAAACAACCCAAGATAAAATACTTTTTTCTGAACGATGAACCTCACAGAGTTTTAAGGATCTCAAGGTCTGAGGATCTTATAGTTGCATGGAATTATACTGAGGATAGAAGAGTTTCCTATGTATGGTCATTAACACAAAGTAAGATGCAAAAAGCATTCACTATTAAAGAAGTGTGTAAAATTTTTAATAGAAATAGACTTATCATTCATGATTATATTCGTGAGGGTAAAATAAGAAAGCCTCCACAGGCTCACAGTCTTAGTGAAGATAGAAGTAGGCCAGGTAAATATTTATTTAGTGAAGATCATATGAGAGAACTTCATTCTTATTTATTAACGGTACATCGCGGTAGACCTAGAAATGACGGGCAAGTAACAAATAGTAATTTAATTTCCAGGGCAGAACTAGAAGCCTTGATGAAAGAAGATAGAGTGTTATATACTAAAAATAAAAATGGCGACTTTGTTCCAGTATGGAAACAGCCAGATTGGTAGATAATGGGTAAAAAAAAGAAAGAAGAAGAACCACTAGTTTTAGATCAAGACGGGATACTTAATGAATGTGCTACGTCTTTAATGGCAGCATTTGACTTTGCGATTGAGCATAGGGACGTTGACTCCATGCTGGCAGTTTCAGACAGATGGCTTAGACTTTATGCCATGCTCTCTCATTTTGAAGAACAAGAAAGTTCTGAACAATTAAAGTTAGGATTTATTGATGACAACTCACAACCATGAATCAACTAGTGTCAGGGTTGAACTACAATTTGTAAGAAATCTTGGAAACTATGAAAGCCTTAGAGTGTCTATCGGAGTAGAAGATTATGTGCGTCAGGGAGAAACTGTTGACGCAGCAACCGATAGAGTGTATGATTTCGTAGAGAGCAAGGTAATTGATAAGGTTTCAGAAATTGAGAAGGAGTTGAAGAATGGCTAAGGCTGATGCAAAGCAGCCCTATGCACTTCTAAGCCTCTATGAAAGATTGTACTCTGAGAAGTATAGCAAGGTTGCCCGACTTAACAAGTTTAAGGAAAAGTGGGCCATGCAAGACGTTATTGAATCAGTCGGATATGACAGGGCGAGAGAACTGCTTGAGTATTATTTTCGTGTTACTAAGCAGGGGCATCCAATTCAATGGTTCTTCTATAATTTCGACAGATTAGATGACATGCTGATACAATCAGAGGAAGATGCCCGTCGTCGCCAGAAGTTGCGAGAGGCTACTAAGAAAATGGTGGAGGAAATGTCATGAACACAGAGGCAGCAGTAATTACATCAGTATGTCAGAATAAGGATATTTCTACTATTCTGGCAGATAATGTTGATGATATCTTCCAGTCACACCGCGACGTTTGGGAAGGTCTAAAGTCTTACTATTACAAGTTCAAGTCTGTTCCAGATGCCAATGTTCTTCAGGAGAAGTTCCGCGACTTTGAGCCCGTTAAGGTTACTGCTGAGACCGGATACTACCTTGACCAACTAAAGAATGAATATCTTGCATCTCGTATGCGTAATCTTCTTATGAAGAGCGGTGCATCTCTCAAAGATAACGCTGCTGCCAGAGTACTTGCTGATATGCAATCAGAGATTGCTTCACTATCAAGGCTAACTAATAATGTACGAGATGTTGACCTAACAGACTATGAGTTGGCTGAGAAGCATATTATCGCTGTCCAGGAGAGGTCAGCAATTATGGGTGGTAGCCCAGGGATTAAAACTGGTTTTACCGCCCTAGATCTTGCCTATCCTACTGGCATGGCTCCAGGGCATCTTATTGTTGCTATTGGATGGCCTGGTCGTGGAAAGACATGGCTTACTTCATATCTAGCGTGCAAGGCATGGGAGCAGGGGTTTAAGCCCATGATTGTCTCTCTAGAGATGAGTCCAGAGAATATGCGTGACCGAATCTACACCATGCTTGGAAGTGGTATGTTTAGGGCTTCAGATTTTTCCCGTGGAAATATTAATATCGATGATTTCCACAACTGGGCTAAGAAGCGCTTTGATGACAAGAATAGTTTTATCCTAGTATCTAACGAGGGGACAAATGAAGTTACTCCACAGACGGTCCAGGGTAAGATCGATCAGCATCGCCCCGACCTTGTTATCCTTGATTACCACCAGTTGTTTAATGATACTAAGCGATCTAATTCTGAGGTTGAGCGCAATCGTAACATCTCGCGGGAATTCAAACTACTAGCAGTTCGCAATAATATTCCTGTTATTGATATTACCGCAGCCACAATGGATGATGTATCAGATCAAGATGCCCCACCTCTACTCTCACAGGTAGCGTGGTCAAAGGCTATTGAATATGATGCTGATATGGCCCTGGCTGTACATCGTCATCCAGATACAAATATTATTGAAGTAGTAAGCCGTAAGAATCGACATGGCACAAACTTTGCATTCTATCTAGATTGGGATATTGATCGCGGTGTTGTTAAAGAGATTTACGATGATATACGAGTCTAATGTATAATTAAACATACAATGAACAAAAAACTGAAGAGTTTCGGAATGCAGGGTCAGATTCATGATGATGCTGCTATCCCTAGATTAAGATTGCAATATGAAAGACTTATAGAGTCAGACATGAGAGAGCAGGGCTATGTCCCTATTCTAGATCTAGACATTCAGTTTTCTTTATTATATGATGAAGAGCAAGACCTATACGAGTTTGATATAGTAGTATATGGTGTGTATGTCGGTAAGAAAAAAGCACATCTATATGAAGGTTTTTCAGGACAAAGTTTAATTCCTAAACAATAAGGAAAGTAATGCTATTGGAAACTTACAGCCCCTCGCACATGCGAGCAATAGTAAGACTACTTGGCCTGCACGTTGTAAGTGAAACTTCTAATGACTTTTTATGTCTATGCCCATTCCACGGAAATAGGCATACTCCATCATTTTCAGTAAGTCATCAGAAGGGCTTATATCTATGCTTTAATCCATCGTGTGGTGTCAGCGGAACTATTGTTGAGTTGGTAAAAAATATTACACACCGCAACGAGTTCGAAGCCTTAAGATTTATCATGTCTGCTCAACAGACAGCAGAACAGAACTTTGAGGAGGAGTTGGCAGAAGTCTTAGATGATAAGCCTGACTACCCCGACTTTGACCAGAATGTCTTAGATAGACTACATTCTCAGATAAATGATAGATCTAGGGAATATTTAAATGGTCGTGGAATTAATGATGAGTCTATAGATCACTTCAAACTTGGGTATTCTGCAAATCAGGATATGATAATTGTTCCAGTACATTCTCCAGATGGAATTCCCGTAGGTCTTGTAGGAAGATCTATAGAAGGAAAGTCCTTTAAGAATAGTACGGGATTGCCAAGAAACAAGACTATGTTTAACATTCATCGTGCCAAAAGAATGGGCGGTACTGCCATCATCGTAGAGTCCTCCTTTGATGCGATTAGAGTACATCAGTCTGGATATCCAAATGTTGTAGCCTCTTTAGGAGGCTCCATGTCAAAGATAAATCTTAATAACCTTAACAGGAACTTTAGTAAGATTATCATCATGACTGACGCTGACGAGGCGGGAAGAAGCCTTGGCAAACTAGTAGCAAATACATTAAAGACAAAAGAAATCTTGTGGGCACATTACTCAAATGATATTCTATATCCACATGACGCTAAAGACGTAGGGGACATGACAGAAGAAGAGATTAGGACTTGTATAGAAAATTCCCTTGCAGACTACGAATACAGAATGGTACAATAGTAGTACAGGGCATAATATAGCCCAATATACATAGGAGATATACAATGGGATTAGTAAAAGGTCTTAAGGCCATGAACCAAACAATTGATCGCCCCGCTGCTTCTTCAGACGGTCCTCGCGGTCGCTGGCTAAAGTTAAACGATGGCCAGAGCGTAAAGATTAAGTTTCTTCAGGAACTAGATCCTGATTCACCGAATTATAGCGATAAGGCTGGACTAGCATTTATTGCTGTTGAGCATACCAATCCATCTGACTACCGTCGCAAGGCTCTTTGCAGCATTGAAGATCAGGGTCGCTGCTTTGGATGCGAGATGCATCGTCGTGATCCAAAGGCTGGGTGGAAGGGTCGTAGCCGACTCTACTGCAACATCCTTGTAAACGATGGTAATGAAGATCCATACGTTGCAATTTTCTCTCAGGGTACTGGCCCTAAGTCAGCCACTCCTGAGATTATCCAGTACGCTGGAGAGACTGGAAGCATCACTTCCAATACCTGGCGATTGAAGCGCACAGGAGAGCGTACCGATACAAACTACAGCATCATTCCACTACCTACTGATTCAGATCCAGTAGATATTGACGAACTGGAAATGTTTGATCTTGAGAAGATCGCAGTTCGTGATGTTCCTTACGATGAGCAAGAAGGCTTCTACACAGGTGTTTCTGGCGGAGAAGATAGCGGTTCATCATCATCAAATGTTGAATGGTAAATAGAAGATATGCTACGCTAGGGCGGTAGAAATACCGCCCTAGCAGCATTATAGGAGACAAGTGACTGATTTAGTACATCTACATGTTCATAGCCATTACAGTCTAATGGATGGCCTTTCCTCACCAGCAGAGTTATTGTCAGCCGCAAAAGATCTAGGTCAGACGGCTCTCGCTGTGACAGATCACGGCACACTATCTTCCCACCGCGATATGCAGAAGTCAGCACGCGAGGCGGGACTAAAGCCAATCCTGGGTGTAGAGGCTTATATCTCAGAGACAGATAGATTCGACAAGCGAGACATTAAGAGTCGTGACGACAACACTCAGGTATTCAATCACATTATCTTGCTCGCTAAGAATCAGGATGGACTACAGAATCTTCAGAAGTTGTCTGAGTTGGCCTGGAATGAAGGTTTCTACCGTAAGCCACGAATCGACTTTGAAGTGTTGAGTGATTATGGAGATGGCCTTATTGTTCTCTCAGGATGCCTTAATGGTCTTATCACTAAGGCAATTCAGCGTGGGGACGAGGAGAAGGCTCGTAATATGCTTAAGTGGTTTAAGAACCGCTTTGAAGATGACTTTTACATGGAAGTTCAGCCACACAATCCACCAGAAGTTAATCATTCACTACTTAATCTAGCAGATGAGTATAAGGTAAAGCCAGTCACTACATCCGACTGCCATTTTGCCCGTGAGGATCAGAGGGCGGTAGAGGAAGCACTACTTATCCTGTCTACTAAGCCTAATATGAATAAGGATGCATCTTATACATCTGGCAAGCAGATCAAGGATGTATTCGAAAGGCTTAATCACCTGTACCCCGAACGACCGATCTCGTTTGAGGGATGGGATCTATTTATCCAGAGCCGACTTGATATCGACACTTGGTATAAGAACTCTGGTATTGATCGCACAGATATCTATGAAAGCACTCTAGAAATTGCAGATAAGATTGGAGAGTATGAGTATTATGAGAATCTATCCCTTCTTCCTAAGCCAAAGAAGAATCCAAATACACAGTTACGAGAACTCTGTGAAAAGTCTCTCTCAGAAAGAGGATTAGATAATGATGAGTATCGTACTAGGTTGGACGAGGAACTTGGAGTAATTGAAGACAAGGACTTTGCTTCATACTTTCTAGTTGTTGCTGATATGATTCAGTACGCCAAGGGTGCGGATATTTTAGTAGGTCCAGGAAGAGGATCAGCAGCAGGATCTCTAGTTTGCTTCCTTCTAGGAATTACAGAAGTAGATCCTATTGAATATGATCTACTGTTCTTCCGATTTATTAATCCAGAACGAAACGACTTCCCAGATATCGATACAGACTTTATGGACAGGCGTCGTAACGAGGTCAAGGAATACCTACGCAAAAAATTTAAGAACGTTGCCAGTATTTCTACCTTCCAGTATTTTAAGGATAAAGGCGTCGTGCGTGACGCCTCCCGCGTATTTGCAGTACCTCTAGGAGATGTAAATAAGGCTCTCAAGGGCATTGAGACTTGGGAAGATTTTGAGTCTAATCAGAATACTCGCTGGTTCCGTGAAAAGTATCCAGAAGTTACAGACTTGGCTAGCAAACTCCGTGGAAGAATTCGTGCAGTTGGAGTCCATGCTGCAGGAGTAGTTGTTGCCAAAGAACCAATCTCAAAGTATGCTCCGATGGAAACTAGAAGTGATGCTAATGATAAGGTTAGCGGTCGCGTTCCAGTTGTTGCCTATGATATGGAGCAGGCAGCAGATATTGGATTGATTAAACTAGATGCTCTAGGGCTTAAGACTCTTTCTGTCGTAAAAGATACGCTAGATATCATCAAGGATCGTCATGGTAAGAATATTGATTTACACTCTATTTCACTAGAAGATGAATTAGTTTATCAAGACCTATCTAATGGATTTACCAAGGGTGTGTTCCAGGCAGAAGCAACTCCGTATACCAATCTGCTAATTAAGATGGGTGTAGAAAGATTTGAGGATCTGGTTGCTTCTAATGCTTTAGTGCGTCCTGGCGCTATGAATACTGTAGGCGCAGCGTACATTGCACGCAAGCAGGGGCGGGAACAAATTAAATACGTCCATGAGATCATGAAGCCATTTACTGAGCGTACATATGGCGTTATTATTTATCAGGAACAGGTAATGCAGGCTTGCGTACATCTTGGTGGAATGACTTGGGCAGAGGCAGATAAGGTTCGTAAGATTATTGGAAAGAAGAAGGATGCAAAGGAATTCGATCAATTCAAAGAAAAATTTATTTCTGGCGCTTCAAGTAACATTAGCCAAGAGGAAGCAGAGCATCTTTGGCATGACTTTGAGGCTCATGCTGGCTATTCCTTTAATCGTTCTCACGCTGTTGCGTACTCTATGCTCTCGTATTGGACGGCGTGGCTCAAGCACTACTACCCTCTAGAATTTATCTTTGCCATTCTAAAAAACGAGGGAGATAAGGACGCAAGAACTGAATATTTACTAGAAGCAAAGCGGCTTAGTCTAAAGGTTCTTCTTCCACACGTTAATGAATCTGAGATAGATTTTAGTCTGCAGGGAGACAGTATTAGATTCGGCCTTGCTGATATTAAGTTTATTAGTGAAAGCATTAGCAACAAGTTGATTGCTGCTAGGCCATTCAAAAATTATGAAGAATTGCTAGAATTTTCTCAGAAGAAAGGTAGTGGTGTAAATAGCCGTGCCATTTCTGCACTTAATGCAATTGGCGGAGCAGCATTCGATGATAATCCCCGTACTGGTAATGAATCTGAGAATTACTATGAGTATCTAAATATCCCTAAGTTCGATGTTAAGGGAATCACCCCATTTGTCAGATCACAGGTATCTCCTCTAGAAGATTTTACGGAAGATGGATGCTATGTTCTCCTGGCTATGGTTAAATCAATTAAGAAGGGGCAGGGATGGTCAAGAGTAGAATTGGTAGACGATACTGGAGCAATCGGAATCTTTCATTCCGAAAATACACAGATCGAAACAGGAAACATGTACTTCTTTCTAGTGGGAGACAATCGAATTCATCGATATGTTACTATAGAGGACGTAGTTGATCGTAGACCAGACCCTTTTGTTGAGTTTCTTTACATGGAAAAAGTTCTTGCTGGAGAAGGAGAAAAGTTTGTAGTAGATTTTACTAACTACAAGACTAAGGCTGGCAAGATGATGGCACATGTTATTGTGTCCAATAAGGATAAAGAAATGCAAAGGCTTATTGTGTTCCCGAAATTATATGCACAAGCATTAGGTAAAATGAAGGCGGGAACAATTGTTGATTTACAAATTGGAAAAATGGAAGATGGAACACTAACAGTTAGGAATGTAGGATGAGTGAGCAAGCAGTAGAACTTAATCTAGGAAAAGTACTTATGGCTATCCTTAAAAGATACGAAAAGGTAGAAGTAAGTCCACAGGCATTGCTAGAAGAAGTAGACGAAAACTATCAATTAAGAATTGATTTCAATGATGAAACAGAGATGTTTGAGATCACCTTGGAGGAGCCAGATGCATCTTGATGATTTGGCAAAAAGCCTTAACGAGACAGCAATTGAAAAGGGTTTCTGGAATCCCCTAAGCCGAATGGAGTCAGAAGACGACTTTATTTTTTATGCAAAGCAACTCGCTATGATTCATTCTGAAGTTACTGAAGCATTAGAGGCACTACGCAAAGAGCAGGGTGACCAGAAGTTTGTTGAAGAACTTGCAGACATTATTATTAGGGTTCTGGATCTATGGGCGGGGATGAACAAGATGAGAGTTAGAGAACTACCATCAATTCATAATACATTGAGGGACAAGGCTTTAATAAATAAAAATAGGGAAAAACTTCACGGCACCCGTGGATGATATAATAGATATATAATGGAAGGCTATGTCCTGACTAGTGTAGAAGATGAATATCTTTTAGTAATAAGATCAGAAGACTATGAAGTAATATTACAAATCATAGATAGAATAGCCGCGAGCAGAAGAAAAGAATTTAAAGAGTTCGCTTTAGAATTAGAAAAGAGTTTAAATGATGATGGTCGCAGAAGAAATTCTAGCGAAACTAGATCCAAAAACAAGACAAAGAATTCAACTGGCAACAGAGGTAGATGTACAAAAGCAACCCACCCCAAGCATCGGTCTTAATGAAGCATTAAAGGGTGGTCTAGGTTATGGCAGACAGGTTCTAGTCTGGGGTAATAAGAGCGCTGGAAAGTCATCCTTCTGCTTGCAAATGCTTGGACTGGCTCAAAAAGAAGGAAGAACGTGTGCCTGGATCGATTCTGAATCTTCTTATTCAGCAGAATGGGCATCTAAATTAGGCGTAGACTCATCTAACATTATTTATTCTCCAGCAAAAACTATCAATGACATGGTAGATGTTGGCACAGGATTGATGGAGGCGGGAGTAGACATTATTGTAGTAGACTCCATCTCTGCCTTGCTCCCAGCGATCTACTTTGATAAAGATGGTGATGAGTTAAAACAATTGCAAGACACTAAACAAATTGGTGCAGAAGCAAAGGATATGACTCACGCCGTAAAGATGCTAAATTACGCAAACAAGAATACTTTATTAGTCTTAATTAGTCAGCAAAGAAACCAATTTGGTAGTATGCACGCCTCTCATATTCCAACAGGTGGAATGGCTGTAAAGTTCTTCTCTAGTACTGTAATTAAATTATGGTCTTCAGAGGCAGAGGCAAACCAAATTAAGGATGATGTTCAGGTTGGAGATAAACTAATTCAACAAAAGGTGGGTCGTCCAGTAAATTGGATTATTGATTACAATAAACTTGGACCACCAAATTTATCTGGTCAGTATGATTTTTATTATCAAGGTTCTCATGTTGGTGTAGATAAGGTTGCAGAAATTCTAGATGTTGCCGAAATGATGGGAAGAGTAGAAAGAGGAGGAGCCTGGTACACGGTTCTTGGAGAAAGATTACAGGGGCGTGCCAAGGCTATTCAATATCTCAGAGAAAATCCAGAAGTAGTAGACACATTAGAGTCGATGATTTATGGCTGAGTCACTAGAAGACTTCCTAGGAATAAATAGTAAAACTAAATCCATTGAGGCTAGTGGTTCTATGTCCTGTCAAGAATGCGATGAGATAGTATCTAAGGGCTGGATAGATGAAAATACAATGATACTTTCATATAAATGTTCTAAAAATCATGAGTCCAAGGTAAAGATATAATGTCTGAGGCTAACGAAATAAAGCGTGATGGCGCTAAGGGTCAGAAGAATTCAGGTCGTGGACCATATCAAAAGGGTGACGCTAAGTGGCACAATTTTGTAGTTGATTACAAGGAAACTGCTAAGTCAGTATCAGTAAATAAGGATATGTGGGCTAAAATCTGTACGGATACATTTCGTGTAGATAGGAATATGCATCCATTACTTAAATTAATTATTGGGGAAGGCTCCTCAAAGGTACGTCTAGCGGTTTTAGAATGGGAAGTTCTAGAAGAATTAGTGGAGTCTTACGATGAACATCATTGAAAATATTAGTGAAATAACAGAATTAAATGAAATATCAGAATTTATGCAGGACTCTGATCTAGATGCTGCAATGGAATTAATTATTAAACTTATTGCAAAGCCTGATGTTCCTGCTGCCAAGGCACCAGAAATAATTACAAGACTTCAGGCGATAGCCGCAAAGTTGCAGATAATGTCAAGGTACTACACAACTTTTGAAAAGGGGCCGGAAGCCTCTAAGAAAAAGAATGTCTACTATACTACAGCAGAAGCAGTAAATAAACTAGTAGATGCTCTAAAATACAATGCGAGGTTTGGCTTGTGAGTAAGAATGTCGTTAAGAGTTTAAAGTTTAAGAAGGTAGACGGTTTCGACTACGCAGAGTTCTCTGACATGATTGACAAAGCGTACAATGATCGTCGTCGCGGTAAGCGTGATATGCAGAAGAAAACATTTAGTCCTAGCAGCATCGGGTATGGTCATGGAAACTGCCCACGATACTGGTTTATTGCCTTTAATGGCGAGGAGTTCGATGAGAAATTCGACGCTACCGCTATCGCCAACATGCTTAACGGCACTTATGCTCACGAAAGACTACAGAAGATCATAGAAGAAACTGGCGTACTAAAAGAAACAGAGCGAGAGATTATATCAGAAGACCCACCAATTAGAGGCTTTGCTGACGTTGTGCTGGACTGGAATGATACAGAGATCATCGGTGAAATAAAGACGACTAAGGAAGAGCAATTTATCCACCGTCAATCTTCTATGAAACCATCAGCCAACCACCTTTTACAGATACTCACATATATGAAGGTGGAGGGAGCGACAGAAGGATTCTTGTTGTATGAGAATAAGAATACTCAAGAGATCTGTATCATCCCAATTAGCATGAATGAACGCAATCTAAAGTTAATTGATGAGACATTTGATTGGATGAGAGAAGTATACAGAATTTATACTGAAAATATAATTCCATCAAGAGGTTTCGCTAAAACTTCATATGTATGTGCAAATTGTCCAGTAAAAAAACCTTGCTGGTCTGTTAAAAATAATAAGTACGGAGAAGGCGAAGAGGTTTTGAAAGTGCTGGTGCCTCCAAAGTGATTTGTGCAAATGACGGATGTGAAGTAGAGTTTAAAAAAATTACACATAATCAAAAATATTGCTCAGATGAATGTTGCAGAGAAGCAACAAATAAAAAAATAAGAGATAAGTATTATGAAGAAAAAGAAAGACTATCGGGCAAAATCAGGGTATGTGAAAACAGGGGATGTAAGAATACTCTTAGTAGATATAACGAAAATAAAATTTGCAATGTGTGTGTTGCCAAGAACGAATCATCTTCTCGTAATGAACTATTAAGGATAATGAATGTCTCTCGCTAAATTAGCAAAGGCTCCAGACAATAGAGTTCTAGGAATAGATGCTAGTACCAGATCTGTGGCGTTTTGTTTATTTGAAAATAAAACTCCAATTAAATGGGGCGAGGTATTTTTTGAGGGCGGGGATGTTTATGAAAGAATACTAGATGCTAAAAAGAAAGTAAGATCAATTGCTAAGACTTTCCCCTCCGACTTTGTAGCCATTGAAGCAGCCGTAATGGTAAGAAGCGCTAATACTGGATTAAAGATGGCGTATATTTTTGGTGCTATAATGGGTGAATTGATCGATGATGGAAGAAAGGTTGTTGAGGTTCATCCAATAACGTGGCAGTCTTTTATAGGAAACAAAAATTTTACTAAGGCTGAAAAGTTAGAGATACAAAAAAAATATCCAGGTAAAACAGCAAATTGGTATAAAGCCAAGGTCAGAGAGATAAGAAAACAAAAGACTATAGACTTCTGCAAAGAATTGGGAATCGTAGTTGAAAGTGATAATGTTGCAGATGCCTGCGGCATTGGATGGTATGCTACTAATAATATGGTGAGATAATGAAACTATATGAAGATATAAATTGGCTTAGAAAAAGATATGTAATAGAAAAAAAGACTACTCAGCAAATGGCTAAAGAAGCGGGTTGTTCTCACATGACTATACAAAGAGCCTTAGAAAAATATGGGTTGATAAAGAATCAAAGAAGGTGGACTAAATGAATACAATGTCCTATGTAGTTTGTTGGGATTCGGTGTATGATAACTGTCTTAAAATAGAGGATAACTTAAAATCTAGTAATTTAAATTATAAAATAATTAACTCCTCAAGTCACTCATCGTTAAATAATCAATGGATGGATACAGGCAATGTCTGGTACTATCGTCAATTTTACGCTGCCCTAAAAGATTTTTCAGATACTGATGATGAATTATTCTGCTTTATCGCAGGAGATCTAGTGGGAGACTTTGCAGAGGTAATAAAAACTGCCCAGGAAGAATTAAAAAATGAAAAAATTGGGGTCTATGCACCATATTTTACTCATGAGGCATGGGGAGAGGGTTCCACTTCTATAAAAGAACTAGATGGTAATCTAGTTATATCAACACAAACAGATGGAGTATTCACAATTCTTAATAAAGAATTGGCTAAGGAGATGCTTAATTTTTTTGATTATCTATCTAAAGAAGTAGAACTATCTGATATGAAGTCTGGCTGGGGAGTAGACTATGTGTATAACATAATGGCTATATCTAAGGGTTTATATATTTGTAGAGATAAGAGATTTGTTATTACGCATCCAGTAGGAAGTAGTTATGATCACGGACAAGCCACTTCAGAAATGAATAAATTTTTAAAATGCTTTAGTGACTTCTATGAAAATAATGGAATTTCTAAACCAGAAGTAGATAGAATATTCAAATTAATAAATCATCGTCGTGACGGAGGTAGTGTGGACATTAATGAACTATATGTACCCGCACACAACTGGCCCTATCATTTAATTAGTATTAATGATGATAGGATTAAAAATAAACAAAATATTCACAATATAATGCATGGTGGAGACTACCTTGGCCTAGCCTGCTTAAATGGCAATGATAAATCATCACGCGATAAGTTTTTTGCAGACAACCCAGATTTTAAGATATCTTGGGAAGGATTTAAGGCAGGAGAGATTGGTAATTTTGCTAGTCATTTTATTGCATGGAAGTACCTTATCAATTCATCAATGAATAGAATTTTAGTTTTTGAGGACGACGCGGTAGTTAGCGATGATTTTATTGAAAGAGTTTCTAGTATGATGGAAAAACTTCCTTCAGATTGGGATATCTTTAGTATTTTTGTTCATCCTAATCAATACGATAGGTATAATGGTAATGATTCTGGAGATGTTGTTAAGGCTTATCAGGACTGGTCAACACTATGTTATGTTGTATCAAAGTCTGGGGCTAGAAAATTATATGA